ATGAAGATAATTGAAGTATTTATTAAATTGGTTAATGATGAAATTAAAGACCAAACGATATTGAAAATATATGACCATACTGGCGATTTATACAGATACACATTCGACGGAAAATTTAAGGCGTTTTATGATGAATCTGATGAAGAATTAGGTGGTGATTTCGAAATTAGTAATAAGTTTCTAAATTACGAAGCCGAGTTGATAGAGCCTATTCCTAAAGAATACCAACTCAGACTATATGAAGAAGATGATTTAAGTTATGTGGTACGTAGTTCGTACAACAGTGATTTTAATTATGATTTAAGTGATAAAAACGAAACTTGCAATTTTATAACAAAGTTCACACAAGAAGAAATTGATAATGATGGGTTCTTGAAATTTGTTGAGATGCATGGGATTAAGGAGGAAGTGGAAGAACAATGAAACTGATTGATGTACTTGTAAAACAAGCGAATAAAGAAATTAAGGAAGGGACAATATTGAAAGTTCCCGATGAAGGATTGTTCGGGAAGAAATCGATATTTGAATTTGAATTTTATGGAGGCTCTTTTTACAGCGAAGAAGGGTTGTCGGTGGAAGAATTATATCCATTAGATACGGATTTTTTAAATAGTGAGGTTGAACTAATACCTCCAAAAGAAAAGAAGTATTTGATTAGAGTGAATATACAAGGATTGCACGAAGACTTTGCATATTTAAATTATTCTGAACTGCAATCTTATGTAGTGATAGACAGTAAATTCGACTTTGAAAGGTGCAGAACGCACTTTACCAAAAAAGAAATGCAATCTATCCAACCAGTGCGTGAATTCCTTGAAGATATGCAAGGCAAATACGAATTGATAGGAGTAGATGACAATGAAATTGATTAAGTTGACAAATAGATTTACAGGAATTAATGTTTATGTCGATTTTGACAAAGTAACAGATATTATTGAATGTGGTATAGGTACAGTTTTACAGTGTGGTGAACAGAGTATAACGGTTAAAGAAAGTCGTAAACAAATAGATAAATTGGTAAAGCAAGAAAAAGGAGAGTTAAACATGGACTATAATTTTTTTAATTTTTTTGATTATGTCGAAAACGATACGATTTGCATCGAAAGTTTTGTAATAGCTACAAGCGTCGTAAGAGAATCTGACACATGGGTAGGAGAAAACAAGATATATCAAATATGTGGAGTAGTTAACGAATGTGATGAGATTTGTTTAATGTTTGATGATTTAGATAGATTGATAGAAGCGAGCAGAGAAATATATGCAAGGGAAAGCGAGGCTGATGTTTTTATTAAAGTGATAAATGATAAAACGTTAGCTAATAGTGTAGATGAATTTTTAGAATTGATCAAACAAGCGGAGGAGATTTAACATGAGTGTAAAAACATATCGAAAAATACCTGTAGAAGTGCAAGCTATCCAATATACACCCTATACGCTAGGCGAATGTGTGCAATTTTTAGAAAATAACGGAGCTAGATATACAGTAGAGTGCGCGGGTAATAATGGAAAAACAGAATTTATGATTGATACGTTAGAAGGTTGTATGACTGTTAGCATGGATGATTATATCATTTGTGGCGTGGTAGGCGAATGCTATCCGTGTAAGCCTGATATTTTTGAAAAAACATACGAAAAGGTGTGATATTGGAGGGGAAGTATTGTGAAAATTTTAGATGTGTGCTGTGGTGGAAAAATGTTTTGGTATGACAAAAAACACAAAAACACAACATATATGGACATAAGGAAAGAAGTTCTTGAATTTAAAGATAGGAATAAGGTTAGAAAAATTGAAATAACCCCGGATTTAGTTGGAGATTTTAGAAAAATACCATTTGATGCTAACACGTTTGATTTAGTTGTATTTGATCCACCACATTTAATTAATGGTGGTAAATCTAGTTGGGTTATTAAAAAGTACGGAAAATTAAACAAAGAAACATGGCAAGATGATTTGAAACAAGGATTTGATGAATGTTTAAGAGTGCTTAAACCAAGTGGAGTGTTGCTATTTAAATGGAATGATGACCAAATAAAAGCCTATGAAGTGTTTAAAATATTTGGTCAATATCCTATCTTGGGAGATAAAAAATCTAAAACAAAATGGTCTGTTTTTGTGAAGGAGGATAGATAGCATGGAATTAACTAAAGAACAATTTATCAATGGTTTTAAAATCAAAGAGACCTGTCGAGCATTTGATCTAAAAGGGGCAAGAGCTATCAACATCATTCAGCATTTTTTCTTTTTTGAAGATATGGAAAAAATTTTCGGAGAGGTGGCCGTTGATAGCTTTAACAAGGATAAAGTGACAACCGTTGAAATCAACGAAGAAAATAGATATAAGACAATCACTGTATTTAAGAACGGTACTACGTTAATGATAGATGCAAAACAAAATACTTTTATGGATTTTGAGTATGAAATTGAGTTTAGTGGAATATCTAACGAAGGAGAGGAATTTCATGGGAAAAACTAAATCAAAAATTAAGAAGAAAAAACGTAAACTAAAAGAAGCAGCTATGAAGAATGGTACGCTAAATAGCAAAAAATAAAAAGCCGGATTCCTCCGACTATCAAAAACTATTACAACACAATTTTAGCATAGTGGAGGAATTTAGCCAATGTTATTTGACGTAAAAAAATACAGCTTACCAAATCAAGATGATGTGGATATGGTCGAAACAAAGAAAAATATCGGCGTATTCATGAGTGCTTATATGTCAGCCAGAGGTAGAGTGGGACAACCTAGAGAGCCAAAAGTAACTGCTTCTTATTCGCTTGTTCCTCCATCTACAGCTAATCAAACCTTTGAAGCTGAAAGTATATTAATTGATCAGGAAGAAGCACAAGAAGAGTTTATATATTTGCATAGCTTATTTCTTAAGGGATACGAAAAAATTCAGCATCCCTTTAAACCTGACATAGCTATGAGACGCAAGAAGATATTCATGGATAGATTTGTTCGTGGATATTCCGTATATGTGACAGCTCAAAGAAATAATGTTAGTGAAGATTTAGTTACTGCTGATACTAATATAATTGTTATACAATTCGCTTCAGCACTTGAGTTGCTTTCTTTAAAAAATCGTTAAAATATAAGCTGCACGCGGATTCTTCTAGTCTATAACTAAAGGTAATACCACCACATAAGGTGTTATTATGATATTGTCGAAAATGAGAGGCAGGCTTGCTACACACACACACAAATTAAAAATGAAGGGAGGTGTCATCTTCCTTCGTTAATCTTTATTACGTGAGCATGCTTCTGATTAAGACAAACATTCGAAAACAGATTGGAGGAAGGGCCCTCTAAGCGCTGTTTTTGAAATACGCTAAAGTCCTAGGCTGCGGAAACAGTCGAGGCAAGCGACCGTGTATCGTGTAAATATTGCCTACTATGCACGGGTAGTAGTGTCATTTAAAATTTTTTCCTTATCCTCGGCATAATGGACGGTGCCGAGGTGTTTTGCTTGCATAGCTCAGTTGGATAGAGCATTCGCCTTCTAAGCGAACGGTGGCAGGTTCGAATCCTGCTACAACTGTAATAATACCGGGGTGGTAATTATGAGAGCTGACAGAGTAGGAAAACACAGAACAGCATTTGAAAAGAATCGTAAACGAATATTAATGACAGAGAATACTTGTGGCATATGTGGACAACCAGTGGATAAACAATTAAAGCCACCACATCCATTGAGTCCAGTTATTGACCACATCATTCCGATTAATAAAGGTGGACATCCATCAGATATTAATAACTTACAGCTTGCTCATTGGCAGTGCAACAGAGCGAAGTCTGACAAGCTGTTCAACGTTAAAGAAGTAAAAAAAGAAATCAAAAGCACTAACATAATAGGTAATCGAAACTTGCCTCAAAGTATAGATTGGATGTCGTACAGGCAAAAATAAAAGACGGACTTATTTATCCGTCTTCATTTTAGCGATGTATTCAAGTATCGCTCGTTCAACTATCCTAGCCTGTGGAATCATTGTTTCGTCAGATATTTTTTTTAATAGCGCTATTGTTTCTTCATCAAACGTGAATGTAATTCTTTTTTTAGCCATTTAATCACCGCCTTTTATGTACATTACTATACCATATTACTATTGCATTATCAAATACAATATAGTACAATATAAGTATGGTAAAGGTGATGATAATATGGATGTATATGAATGCAAAATATGTGGCAAGTTGTTTTCTGGAAGAAAGAAAAAGTATTGTTCGCAAGCTTGTTCTGATGAAGCTAGGAGAATAAGAAATAGAGATAGATGGAGAAAAGACCACCCTGATTGGGATAAAGGTGTAAATAAGATTTGCGAATGGTGCGGTAAAGATTTCAGTGTTCCCAAAAGAAATGCACACATTGCAAGATTTTGCAGTGATAAATGTAGAGATACTTGGTGGAGCAGGACTGTTCATGGTTATAAATCAATAGAGGAACGCAATGAAGAAAGAAGAAAACAAAAGGAAATAAGGCAAAAAAGGTTAGCAAAAGAAAGAGATGAAGCTTACTTAAAAAGATTAAAGATAAAAGCGTGTGAATGGTGCGGTAAATCATTCAAGACTGACATACAATCACAGGTGACATGCTCTGATGAATGCAGAAGGAAAAGGCGTAACCGCCTGTTATCAATCAGAAAGGATAAAAGAATAAATGAGAGCAACTTAATTGATAAAGACATAACACTTGAAAAGCTTTATGAGAGAGACAACGGTATCTGTTACATATGCGGTGGGGAGTGCGATTTTGATGACCGCCAGAGTACGGACGGTCACTTCATATGCGGACCAACCTATCCAAGCATCGACCACGTAATACCAATAGCTAGAGGTGGAATGCATGCATGGGACAATGTTAAGTTGGCTCACCACCTATGTAATTCAAAGAAGTCAGACATACTGCCGGGCGAACTAAAATTAGACACGGAGATAGAAGAAGCGTATGCATTGGCTCGTAAGGTAGCACCAAGAAAGAAGCAAGTAAAACAATTCGACAAAGATGGAAAGTTAATTAATATATATGAATCAACAGCAGAAGCAGAAAGACAAACAGGAATTAAGTGTAGAGGAATACAGAACTGTGCAAGAGGAGAAACAAAGGCGTATAAAGGGTATGTTTGGTCATATTGACCCCGGGGTGGGTACCGGGGTCACTTGGTTTTAGCACTTCACGCCGTCATTGCAAGTTTTTTCTCGCGCGAGATGAAAGGAGTATGAAAAATGCCATATAAAGGTATAGATTATTTAAAAAGAAAGCTGATTTCAAAGCGTTCTAGGGTTCAGTTGCGTTATAAGCAATACGCGATGAAGCATAGTGATTACGAAGTAGGTATCACTATTCCGCCTGAAATTAGGCAGAGATACAAGGCAGTTATGGGATGGTGTGCCAAAGGGGTTGATGCCTTGGCTGACCGTTTGGTGTTCCGAGAATTTGCGAATGATGATTTTGAAGTGAATGAGATATTTCACGCAAACAATCCAGATATCTTTTTTGACAGCGCAGTGCTTTCAGCTTTGATTGCATCGTGCTGTTTTGTTTATATCTCAAATGGTGATGATGGTATGCCTAGGTTACAAATCATTGAGGCAAGTAACGCTACTGGGGTTATTGATCCAATTACAGGATTGCTGACTGAAGGCTATGCTGTCCTTCAAAGAGACGATAACGACATGCCGATTTTGGAAGCATATTTTCTAAAGGAACGCACTTGGTTTTATCCAAAAGATGGCAAGGCTTATAGCATCGAAAATAAAGCAGGTATACCTTTACTAGTGCCAATCATACATCGTCCTGATGCAGTTCGTCCGTTTGGTCGGTCTCGAATCACAAGGTCTGCGATGTATTATCAAAGATATGCTAAACGAACAATGGAGCGTGCAGATATTACTGCGGAATTCTATTCATTTCCACAAAAATATGTAGTTGGATTGAGCCAGGACGCAGAACCGATGGATACCTGGAAAGCTACTGTATCGTCAATGTTGCAATTCACGAAAGATGATGAAGGTGGTAATCCTACGCTTGGTCAGTTTAGTACATCAAACATGAGTCCATTTACCGAACAGCTTAGAACAGCAGCTGCAGGATTTGCTGGGGAAATGGGACTGACTTTAGATGATTTAGGTTTTGTATCGGATAATCCGTCAAGTGTAGAGGCAATCAAAGCTAGCCATGAAGGTTTGAGGTTAGCTGGTAAGAAAGCTCAAAGAAGTCTAGGTTCAGGTCTACTTAATGTGGCTTATGTGGCGGTCTGTCTAAGAGATGAGTTTACATACACTCGGACAAGATTCATGGATACCATTCCTAAATGGGAGCCGTTATTTGAGGCGGATGCTTCTGCTTTGGGATTAATCGGCGATGCAGCAATAAAACTAAACCAAGCAATTCCTGGTCTTATTGACGAAGCAGTGATTCGAGATTACACAGGATTAGGTGGTAAAGATAATGGATAAAGATATTGTACCCGAATTACTAGAGAAGATAAAAAAAGAATTCGAAAAAGAAAAAGTTGCAAACAAAGATATTAATCAATTGTTAAAGTTGTTAGATGATAACAGCGCTACATATTTAGAAGCTAATAAATACGCAATTGAGATTGGTGAATTGCTTTCTAAAATTCTAAATAGACATATTACTGCAGAAATATTACCCGATGGCAAGATGTATTTTAATATTGCTGATCGCGTATTGAATGAAACGCTTAAAAATAATTACGAATTAATTTCTGATTATGCAGAAAATGTACAATATCAATTGAATAAAAAGGCGAATTTAGGAATTAAATCAAAACGTCCACCTATCAATCAAGATAGAATCGATGGAATTGTGAATAGAATATCTACCGAGGAGTCGTTTGATGATATTAAGTGGATTTTAGGTGATCCAATCGTGAATTTCAGCCAAAGTATTGTTGATGAATCCATTAAATCAAACGTTGAATTTCACGATGAAATAGGATTAGAACCAGAAATCAAAAGAATTGCAGTTGGAAAAGCGTGCAAATGGTGTAGAAGCCTAGAGGGAAGATATAGTTATCCTGATAATGTACCAAAAGATGTGTATCATCGACACGAGAATTGTCGCTGTATGGTAGATTACCATCCGAAAGATAGTAGAGGAAAACAAAACGTCTGGAACAAGAGTTGGATAAAAAATATTTAGTATTCAACCATCATTATCTCGCAACGCGTTAAATAAAGGTGGTGGTCAAGATGGATGATGAATGGGATGAGTTGGAAGAATTGGAAGATTTAGGGCTCATCTAAACTAGATTGAAAGGGGCGATGAAATGACCAATAAACGTATTGGCAATCAAACTCCTACTCAATCGGTAATTGCTCCATATCAAAAAACGTTAAGTGATGAGGCCGTTAAGTTTTACGAGCGCACCGGGTTATCATGTTACGAATGGCAAAAGAACTTGCTAGATCCAATTATGGCTATCGATGAAGATGGCTTGTGGGTTCATCAAAAGTTTGGATATGCTATTCCGCGCCGAAACGGTAAGACAGAGGTTATTTACATTAAAGAAATATGGGCTTTGGAACAAGGTTTAAACGTCTTACATACCGCGCATCGAATAAGTACATCTCATGCGTCATTTGAAAAGGTCAAAAAGTATCTGGAAAAGTCAGGATATGTAGACGGTACAGATTTCAATTCGATTAAAGCCAAAGGTCAGGAACGTATTGAATTATATGAATCAGGCGGAGTCATACAATTCCGTACACGTACATCTAGTGGCGGTTTAGGGGAAGGTTTCGACCTTTTAGTCATTGACGAAGCACAAGAATACACGATGGAACAGGAATCAGCCCTTAAATATACGGTCACTGATTCAGAAAATCCACAAACAATCATGTGCGGAACGCCACCAACTCCAGTATCAAGTGGTACGGTATTTTCTAGTTACCGTGATACGGTGCTTGCTGGAGGAGCTAAGTATTCTGGCTGGGCTGAGTGGTCGGTGGACAGTCAAAAGGATATTCATGATGTGGATGCCTGGTATAATTCTAATCCATCTTTGGGATATCATCTATCTGAGCGTAAAATTGAAGCTGAGTTGGGCGATGATAAACTGGACCATAATATTCAGCGTCTAGGTTATTGGCCTAAGTACAATCAAAAATCAGCAATTACCAAAGGCGAATGGGACACGCTGAAAGTCGATGAATTGCCAGCGTTTAACGGACCACTATTCATTGGTATTAAATACGGAAATGATAACACCAATGTGGCGATGAGTGTAGCAGTCAGAACAGATGATAATCGCATTTTTATCGAGACATTAGACTGCCAATCTATTAGAAATGGCAACCAGTGGATAATTAACTTTATCAAAAACGCTTATGTGGCTAAGGTAGTAGTCGATGGTGCGAATGGTCAAAAAATTTTAGCTGATGAATTTAAGGATTTTGGTCTTAAAAAACCGATTATGCCAACTGTTAAAGAAATCATCGTGGCCAACTCATTATGGAGTCAAGCGATTTACCAAAAAGAATTGTGTCATAATAATCAGCCATCGTTGACTAAAGTGGCTACCAACTGCGAGAAGCGAAATATTGGCTCAAACGGTGGATTTGGCTATCGCTCACAGTTTGATGATATGGATATTAGTTTAATGGACAGCGCATTATTAGCGCATTGGATTTGTTACACCACAAAGCCAAAGAAAAAACAAAAAATCAGGTATTAGGCATCTCAAAAAGAGGTGCTTTTTTTAATACAAAAAATTACCGAACTGCCGGGTAAGCAGGAGAAAGGATGTTTGGAATGTCATTTAAAGCAATCGAAACACAAGAAGAGTTGGATAGTATTATCAAAGAGCGTTTAACACGTCAAAAGCAGCAATATGAAGAACAATTGCAAGGATATGACCAACTTAAGACTCAATATGAGGATTTACAAAAAGAAGCTGCTGGATATAAATCAGCATTAGAAGAAGCTACACAGAAAGCAAGTACAAGTGAGCAATCAATCGCAGATCTGCAATCAAAGGTAACGAGCTATGAACAAGCTCAATTAAGAACGAAAATTGCCTTACAACAAGGATTGCCATTTGAATTAGCGAACCGTTTGACTGGAACTAATGAAGATGAATTGAAGGCAGATGCAGAACGTTTAGCAGGATTTTTAACACCAAAAGAACCGACTGCACCATTAAAAAGTGTAGAAGAACCAGGTATTGTCGGTGAAAATGCTGCTTATCGTTCGATGTTACAAAATTTAAGCAAAGATTAAAGGAGAGAAAATATTATGGCAGACAACTCATTAAAAGCAGGAACATTATTTAAACCAGAATTAGTAAAAGAATTAATTTCTAAAGTGCAAGGGAAATCAGTGTTAGCGAAATTATCAGCGCAAACACCAATTCCTTTTAACGGAACAGAACAGTTTATTTTTAATTTAGAAGGCAATGCTCAAATTGTCGGTGAAGGCGCACAAAAAGGTGCAGGCAAAGCTACTTTGACTTCTAAAGTGATTAAACCTATTAAATTTGTCTATCAAGCACGTATCACTGATGAATTTAAGTATGCTTCTGAAGAAAAGCAAATCCAATATTTAAAATCATTTAGTGATGGTTTTGCTAAGAAAATTGCTGAAGCGTTTGATATTGCTGCTTTGCATGGTTTAGAGCCTAAATCCATGTCGGATGCAAGCTTTAGAGCAACAAACTCATTTGACGGACAAATTACAGCTAACGTAGTAACTTATGCTGAAGCTACTTTTGACGATAATATTGAAGCAGCAGTGCAACAAGTAACTGCTAAAGGTGGAACAGTGACTGGTATTGCAATTTCACCAGTTGGTGGCCAAGCGCTAGCTAAAATTAAAGATACAAATAAAAATCCGTTATATCCAGAGTTTCGTTTTGGTCAAAATCCAAATTCTTTCTACGGAATGGCCTCAGACATCAATAAGAACTTAACTGTAACTGGTGGAACTGCTGAAACAGACCACGCTATTGTTGGTGATTTCCAAAATATGTTCAAATGGGGTTACGCAGAAAATATTCCGTTAGAAATTATCGAATACGGTGATCCTGATGGTGCAGGTCGTGACTTAAAAGCGTATAACGAAATCTGTTTACGTGCTGAAGCATTTATCGGATGGGGTATTTTGGACACTGAAGCATTTGCTCGTGTAAAAGCAACTGACTAGAGGTGGTTCACTTATGAGATATAGAGATGTTAAAACGGGCGCTATCATCGTAACTGATAGCGTCTTGAGTGGTGATTGGGTAGTAGATGATGGAGTAGTTGATAATACTAAAACAGAACCATCAGAAATTGAAAAAGAGCCTGATGTAGCGGAAGAAGTAGTTGAGGAAGAAGAAAAACTTGATGAATTGACCGTAGCAGAATTAAAAGCTCGACTAGATGATCTAGGAGTTACTTATCCTACAAAAGCTAAAAAACAAGATTTGATTGATATCTTATCTCAATTTTAGGTGGTGGTTAGATGGAAGATTTTGCAACCATTAATGACTTATCTCAACTTTGGCGACCTCTGAAACCAGGGGAGATAGAACGAGCAGAATCATTACTAAAAGTCGTGTCTGATTCCTTAAGAATTGAGGCTCAAAAAGTCGGTAAAGATTTAGATGTATTAGTGGCTGATAGTGTGTCTTTTGCTAATGTAGTTAAATCGGTAACTGTAGATGTAGTAGCACGCACCCTAATGACTTCTACGGACCAAGAACCAATGACACAAATGACAGAAAGTGCTTTAGGCTATTCAGTACAAGGCTCTTTTCTTGTTCCTGGTGGTGGTTTATTCATCAAAAATAGTGAATTGGCACGATTGGGATTACGTAGGCAGAGATATGGAGTGATGGAAATCTATGGCTATGATTAAAGGTATTACAGTCATTTTAGTTGATAAGATTAGCGATAGTGTAGATCCATTTGGTACACCTATTTATCGTGATGCTGAGATACCAATCGATAATGTGTTAGTCAGTCCATCAACTACTGATGATATGGTTAATCAATTGAATTTAACAGGAAAAAAAGCCGTCTATACCTTGGCTATTCCTAAAGATGATGAACATGACTGGGAAGATAAAGAAGTTAGATTTTTTGGTCAAACTTGGCGGACTTTTGGTTTTGTGACACAAGGTATTGAAAACCTAATACCACTAGACTGGAATAAGAAAGTGATGGTGGAACGCTATGAGTAACTTTAAATTTAGATTGAATCGAAGTGGTGTGCGTGAACTAATGAAGTCAGCGGAGATGCAGTCTGTTTTAACTAACTACGCATCTAATATCAGAAACCGATGTGGTAATGGTTACGAACAAGATATTTATGTTGGTAGTAATCGTGCAAATGCGATGGTCAGTGCTGCTACAACCAAAGCTAAAAGAGATAATAAAAAGAATAATACACTATTAAAGGCGGTGCGTTAAATGATTGAACTGATTATCAAACAGTATTTAGACAGTCGTTTAGATGTACCGTCTTTTTTAGAACGAAAAAGTAAAATGCCGGCTAAATTCGTTTTATTTGAAAAAACAAGTAGCGGCAAAAGTAATCATTTGAAATCAGCAACCTTTGCTTTTCAAAGCTATGCAAAATCATTATACGATGCAGCAATGCTAAATGAGCAAGTAAAAGAAGTGGTTGAGCAAATGATTGAATTGCCTGAAATTAGTGGCATTGAATTGAATAGTGATTATAACTTTACTGATACGGAAACGAAAGAATACCGATATCAAGCGGTATTCGATATTAATTATTATTGAGGAGTGATTATATGGCAGATGTAAAAAATGTAACTGCAGCAAAGCCTAAAGTCGGTGGGGCTGTGTATTCGGCACCTCTTGGAACTACGCTACCTACAGATGCGACAACAGCATTAAACGTAGCATTTAAAGCATTAGGATATATTTCAGAAGATGGATTGACAAATGAAAACAGTCCGTCATCGGAAAACGTTAAGGCTTGGGGTGGTGACACAGTATTAACTACGCAAACAGAAAAAGAAGATACGTTCGGTTATACTTTAATTGAGTCTTTGAACGTTGAAGTTTTAAAAGAAGTATACGGAGCTGAAAACGTTAGCGGTACTCTTGAATCTGGAATTACTATCAAGGCTAACTCTAAGGAATTACCAGAGCATTGTTTAGTAATCGAAGTAATTCTTAAAGATGGGGCGTTGAAACGAACAGTCATTCCAGTAGCAAAAGTATCTGAAATCGGTGAAATTAGCTACACAGACGGCGATCCTGTTGGGTATGAAATTACTATCCAAGCGTTGCCTGATACTGATGGAAATACGCATTATGAATACATTAAGAAATCTACAGTAGGCGCTGGGGTTGGAGGTTAAATTAGATGATTAAAGGGAAAACAAAGTCAGGTTTTAAATTTGAATTAGACGAAGAAGTATTGAACGATTATGAGATCATCGAATTATTGGGCGATGTGGAAGAAAATCCTTTACTATTCCCTAAAGTTGTCAAAGGAATTTTAGGCGATGAACAGACTACGGCCTTAAAAAACCATGTTCGTGATGAAAATGGTCGTGTCAATGCAGAGAAAATGACTGCAGAAGTCACGGAAATCTTTGAAAGTCAAAATCAATTAAAAAAATAATCATCCTTGCCAAAATGCTCAAACTCGATGAAGATGCGATTATTTGCGACTTAGCCGAGACATACAATATCTACGATTATAGACAGCTACCTGTATCAAAGGTGGCTGTTTTTGTTTGCGGTTTAAGGTCAGATTCGCGAATCATGATGAAGATTAGCGATTCTAAATTGCCTTTAGATACGTTGCTATTAGCTGGAGTGGCTGACAGATTGAGTATCATGCTTTGGCAAAATACGAAAGATGGTCAAAAAGGCAAGAATCAACCTGTATCTATTGTTGATCAGCTAACTAAGCAGCAAATTGAACGCGAAGAAGTATCATTTGAGTCTGGCAAGGATTTTGAATTAGCTAAAGCGAAAATTTTAGGAGGAGGTGAAGTGAATGGCAACTGAGTTAGGTCAAGCGTACGTCCAAATTATGCCATCAGCTAAAGGTATTAGCGGCATGATTCAGAAGCAGATAGAGCCTGAATCAAAATCGGCTGGCGCTAGTGCAGGAATTAGTTTAGGTAAATCAATGATTACCGCAGTTGTAGGTGCTATTGCGGCTGCAGGAATCGGAAAGATGTTTGCTGCATCGATTTCTGAAGGTGCTGCTCTTCAACAATCTTTGGGTGGGATCGAGACTCTTTTCAAGGATAGTGCTGATACGGTTAAAAATTATGCCAATCAAGCATACAAAACAGCTGGAGTATCGGCTAATAAGTACATGGAAAATGTCACTTCTTTTTCGGCATCCTTGATTTCTTCTCTTGGCGGTGATACTGCTAAAGCTGCAGAGTTAGCCAATACAGCTATGGTTGACATGAGTGATAATGCCAATAAGATGGGTACCGATATGGAATCCATTACGCAGACATATCAATCTTTAGCTCGTGGTAATTATGCGATGCTGGATAACTTGAAACTCGGTAGAAAACCCATAGCCGAGTATAAACCTAGTGAAAACGGTGAAACTCTAAGTTTAGCGGCTTAGACAATACCGTGCTAAGCAAGAATTTAGATACTTTTTATAATTCTTGAAAGTGTAACGACTATCGAAACAGAGAAAACACCTGAAAGGGTGTTTTTTTAATGGAGTAGAGTAGGATTCAAGTGAATTCGAAGCGCTAGGATGCAGAAATGCATAAGAGATAGTCTACTCTCTATGGTGACATAGAGCAGCTCTAAAAGAGCGGTCATAAGTTAGCGACTTGTGGCGAATGTGTACCAAGTATGGTGGTACGAAATCTGAGATGGAACGTTTGATGGCTGATGCAGAAAAACTGACCGGCGAGCATTATACGGTCGGTGACTTTGCTGATACTGTCAAAGCGATTCATGCAGTGCAAGAAAGCTTGGGTATTACAGGTACTACTGCTAAGGAAGCAGCAACAACTTTAAGTGGTTCGCTAGCAAGTATGAAAGCAGCTTTTAGTGACGTTTTGGGTAAATTATCGTTAGGTCAAGATATTGTTCCATCTTTAAATGCGTTGGCTGAAACAACTGCTACTTTTTTATTTGGCAATTTCATTCCGATGGTTGGTAACATTCTAAAAGGATTACCAGGAGCAATTACAACTTTCATTTCTGCAGCAATCCCTCAAATATCAAGTGGGTTGAAATCAGTATTTTCTAATTTAGGTGTAGACATTGATTTTTCTGGATTAACTTCTAAATTTTCAGGCATTATAACTGCTATTCAACCGATTATTAATGGCCTGAAAACTGCTTTTGGACAGCTGCCAAGCCTATTTAATTCAGTAGTAAGTTCTGTTACACCGGTCATTAATATACTAGTCAGTGGTTTTAGTCGATTAGATTTCAGTGGGATTCAAACATTAATTGCATCAATTATTCCAGCTATTCAAACCGGATTTAGCACAATGATGTCAATTGTCGGTCCGGCAATCGATAGTGTAGTTAATTCATTCGTATCCATGTGGAATGCAGCACAGCCACTTATTTCTGTAATTAGTGGAGCATTGATGCCTGCTTTTCAAATTTTAGGCTCATTTTTAGGCGGTGTAATCAAAGGGGCGTTGATGGGCATTTCAATGGTGTTTGACTCAGTTAAGATTGCTATTGGATTTCTAACGCCAATAATCACAGTAATTGTCAATGTATTCTCTACATTATCGCCAGTTTTGAGTACGATTGCTCAATGGGTAGGTACGGTAATTGGATTATTTGGTAATTTAGGCGTTGCTAGTCAAGGATTAAGTGCTTTTATCAAATCAGCTTGGACAAATATTCAAACAGCTATTTCTACTGCAGCAAGTGTAATCAGTACTGTTATCGAATATATTAAGTTAGCATTCTCAGGTGCTGGAAATGCTGCTCAGGCAGTAAAAAATATCATATCGATTGTTTGGATGGCGATTGGCGATGTTATTCGAACAGTGTCATCAGCAATCAGAAGCGCGATGTCTGCTGCTGGTAGTGCTTTTAGTAGTTTTGGTAGTGTTGTGTCAGCTATATCAGGTACGATTAAAGGCGTTATAAACGGTGTAAAAAGTACTTTTAATAGTTTAAAAAATATTAGCTTAGTTGGTGCAGGTAGTGCGATTATGAATGGATTTTTAGGTGGTTTGCAAGCGGGATTCAACAGGGTAAAAAGTATGGTGAGTGGTATAGCCGGATGGATTAAAGCGCATAAGGGTCCAATCAGCTATGACCGTAAGCTATTAATTCCGGCCGGTAATGCAATTATGCAAGGGTTTGATGAAGGATTAACTGCTCAATTTAAAGCAGTGAAATCAAACGTTTTAGGCATGGCTGATATACTGTCTAATACATTTAATCCTGATTTGAACGCAGAATTGAGCGCAGTTGGCGATGTGCAATTAGATTCATCATTAGGTAATATAAATAGCTTTAGTGGTGATATGATGAAAGAATCTAAACTAGACAGAATTATTGAACTACTTTCGTTAATCAGCGATAAAGATTTAGATATTTTATTAGATGGAAGTTCAATTGTTGACAAAACGAGCAAGAAAATGTCTAAAGCTTTAGATTCATTAAATAAAAAAGCTGTAACAAGCCAAGGTAGGAGAGTGGCGATATCATGAGAGATGAAATAATTTTTGATGATAGATATAAACTATCTGACTTTGGCTTTATTAATATTTATGGCAATGAACAAGATGCAATCAATGAAATTACAACTAATAGTCTACATATTTCTGGTAGAAAAGGAAAATATCGCTTTAAAGATGAACTAGGTACTTTTAAAGAGAAGTTTCCCATATTTATTTTAGAAGAAGATGAAAGTCTAAGAAATTTTAAGATTAGAAAGTTAAAGAGATTTCTATTAGATGAAAAAGGATTTCCTAGGTTGGTTAAAATAGAAAAATCTAGTGAGCCAGGAATTTATTATTGGGGAAAGCTAGCAGATATTACCTTTAAAACAAGATATATGTATGCTCAGAGCTTAGTAATAGAATTCGAATGTTTTGATGGTGTGAAGTACTCGAAAGAAACTGCATTAAATCTAACTTGGGGTTCCGAAAAAATTACTTTTATGGATAGCCATGATTTTGGCAATACATCTACCGGAGCAAATAATTTATTAATTACAGGTAACAAAGAAATTTATCCTTATGTGGACGGATTTGCTGTGAAGCCGATAATTACATTAGTCGGATCAGGTAACAATATAATAATTAGATGTGGCGATGGATATATCAATGTTGGCAATCTAGACAATCAAACATTTAAAATTGATACCAAGATGTATGTTGCTTATGATGGCAATTTAGAAGTAATTGTTAATATGAATGAGTTTTATATATATCCAAATAAATCACTTTCTATTAGCGGTTCGAACTTAAATTTAAGATTGTCAATTGACTATAGAGATGAGTATATCTAGTAGGAGGTAATACATGTCATGTTAAAAGCACTTGATGTTAATAGAAGAGCAATAGCGTATTTAGAAAATGCTTATGATGTGAGTTATGAAAAAGAAGCAAATTCCATATGGAGTGCTTCTTTTTCTTTGCCTTTAAATGATAGAAAGGTAAGTAAAGTAAAGCAGTTAGGATATGTTGAAATTGTGGACGTAGATGGCGAATACATTGGATTGTTTAGAGTAATGCCAGAGTTAACTACAGTAAATGCTGACAGAGCAGAGGTAAAATTTGAACTAAAACATGTATTATCGACACTTATGGATAGTGTTATGTTTAAATATCATGAAATACCACCTAATACAACGACAAGAGAAACAATCGAGTATTTACTTAATTTACAAAAAGTTAAGCATTGGCGATTAGGAACGTGTGATTTTACAAGGTATTTTCAGTATTCATGGGAAAACGAAAATGGGCTAGTGGATGCATTATGGAGCGTGCCAAAACCATTTGTAGATGAGTATATGTGGACTTATGATACTACAACTTATCCGTGGGTTTTGAATTTGATTAAACCAGATTTAAACGTTACAGCCAGAGTGAGAGAATCACATAATTTAAAAGGGTTCAAGATTGAAAAAAATCCTAATCAGTTAGTTAATCGCGTTTATCCATTAGGTAGCGGTGAAGGTGTGAATCAACTTAATATCAGAAAAGTAAATCCAAGCGGACAAGCATATGTTGAAAATGCACAAAGTATTATGGAGTATGGCTTAATCGAGTATGTATGGGTAGACAGGAGAATTACAGATGCCAAAACACTTTATGAATCAGCAAAAGCACTTTTAGAAAAATTTGCCAAAGTGAAAGTAAGTTGGGAAATAGATGCTGTTGATTTATTAAAATGTATCACTCTGCCAGGAGAAAAGGTTCCTAAAATTGATGAGTTGAGGTTAGGGAAAGTTATTCAAATTAGAACAGAAAAATTCGGAATTATTAATATGCGAATCTTAAAAGAGTCAAAGTCTGATATGTTCGCAGACCCAGGCAATATCCAGTTGTTTATAGGAAATGTGTTAACAGACTTAGGAACGACGCAAGCAGATATCGAGCGAAAAATTGAAATTAATCAATTATACAGTCAAGGTGCTACCAACATTTTAAATTATGATAAGGCTGATAATGCCGATGAGCAGTATCCAGTTAAATTTAGAATTTACGTAGATGATGATATTGTCAAAATCAATACGTGTGAGTTGACTTTTGAGACGACTAAATTTAGAGCATACTCAAAATCATTAAGTGGTGGCGGAGCGGCTATTTCCACGACTACCACACAAGCAGCCGGCCAATCAACTCAGACAAGTAGCGCGAACGGAACGCATAGGCATCGTGTGTTTGTTTATGATTCGGTTGTAAACCATAATTGGAAAGATGATGTAACAGCTAATGTGTTTTTTGGTTACAACAGGTCTATGCCGATATTCATGCAAGGGTCTTCTCAACCTGGAGACATCTATACTGACCAGGCTGCAGATAATCATACGCATTCGGTCACTACGCCTAGCCATACGCATAACCTATCGGTGACTATACCGGCACACACGCACGAAATCCAATACGGAATTTACGAAGATAACGATGTAGCAGATAGAGTCACAATTACTGTTGATGGTAACGTTATTCCTGGGACAGATACAAATAAAGAACGATTTAATATTGTGGAATATCTGTCTAAATCAACAGATGGAACAATTAACAGAGGATGGCACGAAATAATAATGACTCCAAACAAGCGTGCACGAATCGAAGCACAAATTACTATGCGTGTATTTATCAAAAGTCAATTAGGAGGCGAATTTTAATGAAAAAAGTAACAGTAAAATTACAAATGCAAAATGAACCTTTAGAAATTACGGTAAATGATTTTGATTTAAAGACAGACTACTACGATTATTTAACCGGTAAAACTAAAGATTCAAACGGAAATATCATTCCGGGAGTCTTAATTGGCGAAAATAACTACATCAGATTAATCGATGTAGTGGAAATTAAAGTAGAGGATGTGGAATAGATGGATTTTGAAAAAATAAATGCAGACGATACTTTAAACCAAGGAAGAATTAAAATTAATAACATTATTAATAACGTTGGTGAAGTTGTCAGGGATCAAGTAAGTCAATTATCTGAATCGATAACGGAGATTTCCGACGATATAAATACACTACGTTTGGATATCGAACCAACAGAAATTATTGAAGGGAAATATTCTGATGGTGTTACCGTTGGCACTTCTGCGAATTTTGATACTTACATCTTTGAAATACCAGACGGAATCGAGACTATTCATATTGAAACTAACACATATGCAAATACGAGACTGTATCTTGCTTCTATTAAGGAACTTGTCAACCTTTCGCAGAAACAGTTTCTTGCATTGACACCATATTACAACGATCCAACAGATGTATCTATAGATGTCAAGGTTGAAAAATTCAAATATTTGGTTGTCCCAAAATACAAAGGTGCGGGAATTGTAAAATGTGTTGGATTTAGAACCAGCACTTATGTTGAAAAGGATGGAACAAAGCAAGTAAAAATGCAAAACACCAACTTTTTCAAGATTATTGATAAACCGAACTTATTTGAATTAAAGGACGGTTCTTTTAATCACGCAAATTGCAAAGTTGATATTGATGAAAATGTATTAAGTATTAGAAAGACAAGCGAACTTTCATTAAGACCAGTTGTAAAAATTGGATATATCAATTTGAAAGCTGGTACTTATACCATGTATGCACAAACAGACGATGATGTAAGTGCATACAGTAACCCATTCTATATTTCTTTGCTTGGTGGAAACTATGCAGATGAACGTCCTTATAATTATCAATATGTATGGTGTTCACATACTGTGCTTAGTAAAACATTTACCATTGCAGAAGATGCTACTTTCCTTGTTGGTATTTCTACAAATAGTGTTGCAAATGCAAATTCATTGCTTGATGCAATAGGTTCGCTTACTGTAAGAGCATTAATATGCGAAGGCTCAAGTGCTATACCATGGATAAATCCTATCAATAATTATACGTTGGTTGGAAATAATGCAAATGTAAAAAATACGATATATCCAACAATAGCATTGTTTGAAAAAATTGGTGTAATTGGTGATAGCTTTGCAAGTGGACAGCTGTATTTGACAGGTTCTCCAATATCTTACTATAACCTTTCGTGGGGGCAGATTATTGCAAGAAGAAACGGACTCTCTTGTACTAACTTTTCTAAAGGTGGTTTGACTACGAAAACATGGTTGTCTGATAACAAAGGTTTGCCATTATTACTATCTTCCGAACCACATGGATTGTACATTGTTGCTTTAGGAATAAATGACATATATGCCATTAACAATGAAGGTTATTCTTTAGGAACAGAAAATGATTTTGACCTTGCCCATTATCAAAACACACCCGATACATTTTATGGAAATCTATGTAAGATAATCGGTAATATTAAAACCAAGTCACCAAATGCAAAAATAGTATTGTCTACAATGGCAACAAATAGCAGTGATACAAGACGTGGGATAAACAAAGCTATTGTTCGTTGTTCAGAACTTGCCAATATTGCAGTTATTAAGCAACATGAAAACGAATTTTTCTTATCCGAATACTATACAAATGGGATGGTTGGAAATCATCCGACAGCTCCTGTTTATAGTGGAATGGCTACTGCATTAGAGGGTATGATTAACGATTGTATGGCTAATAATTATGATTATTTCTATAATTATTTTTGGTTGAACAGTTAATCTAAAATGTCAATTAGATGAAATGAATGTTACGGAAGAGCAGCCTGAATAGGTCGCTCTTTTAGTTTGGAGATGAAGTGATGTTAGAATTTTTTTATCAATTTATTTATCACACATATAAGGTGGCCTTGCCATTTGTTTTAGGCTATATTGTATGGCTACTACAAGAGCAAAGAAAAAAAGCAGATTTGGAAAATAAAAAACGTGATGATAACAGCAAAGGTACCATGTTATTGCTAAGAGTGCAATTAATAGAGTACCACGATAAGTATACGCAAAAAGGCGAAATACCAAGCTATGCCTATCAGAATTTTTGTGAAATGTATGAGGTATATCACAGTCTAGGTGGCAATGGCATGATCACAAAAATGAAAAAAGAAATAGACGAGCTGCATTTGAAGCATAAAGGAGGAAGACATGATGAAAATTAATTGGAAAGTTAGAGTAAAAAATAAAATGTTTTGGTTGAGTATAGTACCAGCATTATTGATTTTAGTTCAGACTATAGCAGCACCATTTGGATATAAATTTGATTTTGGTGTGCTTAATCAACAGTTAGCTGATATTATCAACGCTGCTTTTGTCGTGTTGGCCATTTTAGGGGTAGTGGTCGACCCTACGACTCACGGCGTTAACGATAGCACGAATGCGTTGACCTATGATCAACCTAAAAAGGAGGATGATTAATATGCGTACAGATACACCACAGGTGGGATATGCACCGTATAGACAAGTGCACGCACATTCAACAGCAAATCCTAATAGTACCGCGCAGAACGAGGCTGACTACATGCAACGTAAGGATTTAAACAGTGGGTACTACACCCACGTTGTCGGTAATGGCCGCATCATTCAAACGGCACCAACTAATCGAGGCGCTTGGGATGTCGGTGGCGGCTGGAACGCCGAAACCTACGCGGCGGTTGAGTTAATCGAAAGTCACAAGACGAAAGAAGAATTTATGGTTGACTATCCTATCTATGTCGACTTGTTACGTCGGTTAGCAACGGAAGGTGGTATTCCTACCACATTAGACAGTGGCGCGTTGGAGGGAATTAAAACACACGCCTACTGCACGACACATCAGCCGAATAACGGTTCGGACCACATGGATCCGTATCCTTATTTGGCTAAGTGGGGAATATCTAAAGAACAGTTTAAAAAAGACATTGAACAAGGAGTAGCTCAAAATCAAAATACAAATCAAAACGAAAATCAAGGAGGTACAGTAACTATGTACGCAATTTATTGGATTCCAAATAAAAAAGGCAATGGAAAGGATGCATATTATTTCAATGGAGTAACTTATGAATACATTAGTCATCCTGATGTAATTAATATTTTGAAGGAAGTTTATCGTAAAAATAATGGAAAAGAAATTCCAGAATATACCTGGGATAACAAAGCACCATGGTGGATTAGATTACAACAACCTGTTGTTAATTTACAAGAGTTGGCTGACAAGGTTGACAAAATTGCTAAAAAAGTAGGCATTTAACGAATTAAGCCCTAGTTTTTCGCTAGGGCTTTTTATTTATTTCATCAGGTAAGTATTTTTCTTCCATAACAAGCCTACCTTCTCGATAAGCTTGCTCCGCTGTTTCAAAGCCAAACATACGATACTTTGTACCTTTAACAATAATCTCCGCGCACCATTTATTACCTTTTTTATATACTCCGGTGTAACCACTGGTGTTGTTTGATAAACGTGTCTTGTTAAAATCACTAGGGCGTACACCCTCTATAGCTTTATCGGCTTGTGCTTTAGCAGACAATTTACCACGCTTTACGGCACTTTCTTTGCTTTTCTTAACACAACCGCATGAAGTTGCTGCACCTTTTGTTAAAGTATTAACAGCATAAGTTGCATAATTTCCACAGTCGCATTTACATAACCATTGCGTATACCCATATTTATCTTTGTCAATGGGTTTTATAGCAACCAATTTGCCAAATCGTTTATTTGTAATGTCAATAGCAGCATTATTGCATCCACATGATGTACGCTTCCCACTGATTAACTGGGTGGAAGTGGCATAGGTCATATTTCCACAATCGCAGCGACATTTCCAGATAACTTTTTTATCGTATCTTTTGTTAGTTTCTTCTAAAACAACTAATTTACCAAAACGCATACCGGTTAAATCTTTTTTATTAGGCATATTCAATCAACTCTAATTTCCACCAATCTATGTCGTACTTCTCTAAAATTTTTTTAATGTCATTAGGTGTTTCTGCATCATCAAAACTATCCCACTTTATATCAACAAATCCAACAACATAGTTAGTGTTGGATAAATGTTCTTTCAAATCTTTAAATGTATTAAAATTTTCTACCGATTGCAATTTTCCTTCTTCCCACGCAATCAATTTGAATTTACTATCTTTTTTGTAGTCATGGTATAATTGCAACCACATCGAATATTCAAGCGATAGACGCTCAAATTTTGCCTTGCCGTTTCTTAAACGGCTGATAGTAGGCTGAGATATGCCAGTTTTGTCAGCTATATCATAAGATGTGTAATCATGATTGTTGATTACGCTTAAAATTTCAAACGGTTTAATTGCATCGATTAAATTCAT